CTGTCTCGATCATAATGTTTGATATATCTGCATTAGGAGTTTAGGATCGTAAAATTCCGATTCGATGCGAGTGATCTGATCAGTCACGATCTGATCTACTGATTCAAACCGCACATCGCTGGGTGAGAGATCTTCATCCAGGGCTGTGCGTTTGTTGGGCATGAGGGCCATTTCACGCAGGCCATACTTGCCTATAAAGTTTTCCTTGATATAGTTGGCTTCTTCGTAGGATATCTCTATGTCTAGTTGCACACGCACATGCTGATTGGGTTTGAGTATCTCGTCGGCATGATCTATAACATGGCTAAGGTCCCACACATTGTACAAGGGCTGTTCGGGCCATGCATGATATTCCGGATCCTTGCCCCACTCCATGATCATCATGCCTCGATTGGCATCACCAGCATCGGCAAAATTGTGTGGAAACGCATTGCCAATGTAGTTGATGTTGCGTTTGTTCTGCCGTAGATGGAAATGACCGCTAAACACTTGATCATAGTGACCAAAGTGCTCCACGGAGATCTCACCGTGATCGGGCATCTCTACCATGGCGTTCATCTTGAAATGCGGCAGCTCAAAGTGCCCAAACATGTACTTGGCACTCATCTTTTGTATTTTTTTATGATCGTCACCAACCAACCACGGAGCGATCACAACATCATCTTGTTGGAACCAGTCGTTGACAATGATGATGTTGGGTATATGCCGAGCCCATTCTGTAGAGTAGATATCACGCCGATCTCTATAATAGAGATCATGATTGCCCGGAATGAAATAGAATCGTTCAAATGCCGCACTGAGCTTTTCCAAGGCACGCAGGCTGTACTGCAGGGTCTGCATGTTGATTGATGCCCGATGATGGCTCCAGTCACCCAGGAACATGCCGGTTTCGCAGCCCTTCTCTCGGGCAGTGGCGATGAACCAATCAACAAATCGCTCACAGTCCTGATTGTGTAGAAGGCTGTTGGATTTCAGGCCGAAATGCAGATCTGTAAAAACAGCGACTTTTTTAAATAGGTTGCTCATCTATTGCTTTTATTCGTTAACCTTTATGAAATAATCCGTTGATTGTTTTTTTAATAATAGTATTGGGCCATTGTCCAGTTGCCCGGTGAAATTCACTTTTACTGTTAAAGTATAGCACAGTACCATCCTCTTTTTCAACAACTAATTTTTTCGAAGTTTTTTCGGCACCTTTTAAACTGTTTATACGATTTCTATTTTTTAGTTTCTCTCTATTTTCTTCCTGCCATTTTTTAATAATTGCTCCTTTTAATTTTTTTACTTCTGGATTATATTCATAGAATTTTTTTAGTGTGTCAGATTTTTTCTTATACACTTCTTCTGTATGCAGATGACTTGTAAGTTTCTTTCTTTCCTCTGCTGATGTTCCAGCCCATTTTATATTTTTATTATATTCACTAAAATTTTGTCCAAGTGCTTCTTTTATGAGAATGATATCTTGATCCGATATAAGATGCAGAAGGTGTCTTCCTAAACCATCTCCACCTCTGGTAGAGTTTAATCCTTTTTTATATGTGTCAAATTTTTCAATATATCTAATCTCCGCCAACGCTAAAGATGTAAATGATGTGAAATTATCCTCTAAAATTTCTATGTTGCAATTTTCTATACCGTAATCAGACATTGCCTTGTATAATTTTGTATTTGGATTTTTATAAGCATTTCCGCAATGTGTTTTCCATCTTTTTAACTTATAAGATGGAGCCGTGTCAAACCCAATATAGCATTGGTTCAACGGAAGAACTGTGATTTTATAGATAAACATATTTGATCCCAAAGTGTATATGATTATTTATACACTTTGGGTCAGTATACTAGTCTTCCGAAGAGATTGCAACCACCGAAGCCGCAGCCGTGGTTCCGGCTTGCGAATACTGCCGGGTCCATGACGGATTCAAACCATTCATTTCCAGGATGTCATCTCGGATGTTTTGATTTTTCTTTTCGATGTTGAGCACTCGAGTGAACGAATTGGTTATGGCCGCGGTGTAGTAGGCGAAAGGATTGCTTGATTTTGATTCGTCGAACTGCAGACCTATCTGGCTGAGTTGCAGCAGGGCCTGGCCACGCATTTCCTCGTTGTAGGTGTTGCCCGTGAGATACACCTTGCCATTGCGACGTGCCATGAAACAACCATATTCAGTTTCTGGGCACCATACCATTCCCTGGTAGTGCTCGGTGGGCTGGTTGGGGTGGAATTGTTTACCTCGGCCCACAGCATCTTTGTTGTGTGCTCTGCCACCGTGGAAATCTATGCAGGTTCCACGGGTGTGACGTCGAGCAAACACATTGATTTCGTAATATTGTACTGGTTTACCGTAGGACATTTTATTTGCTCTAAAATGGGCGTTGGTTTTTTTTCCGGAGATCGTACACAGGGCTTGGAACATGTCTACACCGGCCGGATTTTTTTGTACATAACTTAGATTGTTCCCTCGTCGCCATCCATCACCGTCGATCATGGTGTTGATCAGCAGCTCTCTCTGTTGGGTTGATATCTCCTGGATGAATTCCATGGTAAGATTTTTTTCGGGGAATTTTTCCATGATCATCACGGAACTTTTCCGATCCAACAAGAATCTCACATTGTTCTTGGGATCAGCCCTTTCACTGAATTGATATCCCAACTCTGTCAGACACCTGCGTATACGAACAGCATGCTCTCCTTCGTTTTGATAGATGGTCACAGTTTTTTTCTGTGATTGATAATTACCTTCGGTGACGATCCATCCCATCAGCTCCACAAACGCATTTGGATATTGAGTTGAGTCCGTTGACAACGGATCTCCCATCAATATCACTTTATCGGTGTGCAATAGATGTTCAACCTTGACCAAGCCCTGTTCTGTGACCAATTTATGTCCGGGAGTTATCAGGGCATCCATGCCCTTGACATCCAGTTTGTGCATCAATCCATCGAATTTGTCACGGAAAATTGAAAAAATCTTGGACCATTGTAGATTTTTACCATCATAGGAGAGTACAAGATCATCTTGTGTTATTTGATCGATACCCAGCCATCCTCGATTGGTCAGGGCCTGTGTGCTCTGATCTACGCAGTAGCCACGCCAGTTGGATCTAGTGGCATATCGCTCGCACAGTTTCATGAACATCTGTGCCAGCTTGCGGGTCATGGTGCCATGATCTCGGCTATATGATCCTGTGTCCACATCACCAGACCAGTGGCTGCGGCCCACTAGATAAGGCACACGATGGTCTGTGACCCGGTAGTGGAAAAACGGTGGGAAATTCACACGCACATGCACAGGATCCAGGATGGGCTCATCTACGAGATCTGCTAGTGGATCCTCGGTCGGCAGTTCTTCAAAGCCCAGGATGTCTTCGATGCTTTTCTTTTTCTTGGCCACGGCCTTGGGCACTTTTTTGGCAGCCCGGGGTATGTGTTCCCAGGTCATCACACGGAACACCAGATCCGTGCAGGGTATCTTCTTTTCGTTGACTTCAGTGCCGGTTTCTCGGGCGAGACGGGCAGCACGATTCCTGCGGGCTTCGGCTATGGTCCTTTGGTTGATTTTGCTCACTGACGGCAAGATTATGTCATACTGATGATCTGCCGCAGGGTCTCGGAAACTACAGTAGGTGTTCTTGCTGAGGTGTATTTCTTTTAATAAATCTCGATTGTTGAGATAGTTCACTTTGGGGGGAGGCTTCAACGGCAGTGTAGTTGACAACATGATTCTCCTAGAATGTATTTATTGTAGCACAAACGCCACGGTTGTCAACCTCTCACGGTATAAAGTTAGCCGTTTTTACAATCCATAAATATCACATAGGACTGCGACACCATGGCCGAAGAAAATCCGCAAGACGTTGACCCCGCTACAGACCCACAGGTGGAAGACGCCCCCTCCACGGCCGTGCCCCTAGCAGAAATAGACACTAGCCCTGCGCCCGTGCCACCGGCCACCAACCCTGAAGTACCACAGCCCGCACCCGAGCAGGCAGTCACGCCACCACCTCCGCCCGACGAGGCGTTCCTGGAGCAGCAGACCGCCCAGGAAAATCGTTGGATCCAGGCCGCGGCCACCAATCCAGATGGCATCAATGACAACGGATCAGTGGTTATCGATCGTGGCGGCGGCGTTCGCGAGACCATCAACCGGGATGGCAGCTACGAAATATCCAGCGGGTCGGGCACCTTCCGCTATGATGCGGCCGGCCAGGAGACGTCCTACACCACGCCCACCATCAATGGACTCAGCCAGACCTACACTACAGATGGCGTGGTCGTAGAAACCTATGCGGTAGGTGGCCTGCGCACGGAGACCATCTCCTACAATAATCAGATAGTCAGCACCAACACTACCGTGCAACTTGGTGCCACGACCCTGCAGCAGATCCAGGTAGGCGAAGGCCCGCCAGTGAACACTGCCAGCACTGTCATAGCAAATTTGACCGAAGGAACGGCGGGCGTCCAAATCACAGCGACCCAAGTAGGCGATGGTGAAATCATCACGTCCACCGTGGATCGCGAGCAACGCCGGCTGGATCTCCTGGCCGCAGACGAGGCCCGGGCCGATGCTGCCGATCAACTGCGGCAGGACATCCGGGACGCACAAGCACAGACCGAATCTGGCATACCCTTGGGACCCACGCAGCTGGCGGCCATAGAAGAACAGGCCCAGGCAGTGGCAGCCGCAGAAGAGGCCGTGCTGGAGGCCGAACAGGCCCTGGCCGAAGCCGATCCCACCGTCCTGGCACCCGACAGCGATCCACAGGTCTCTGAACCAGCGGACCAGGATCCCATACCTTCATTGGCCACCACCGACTTTGAACCGGCCGCCGTGGATCCCGGTCAAGATCCCGAAGTGGCCGACTATGCTGCCCAACAAGAGGCAGCTGAATTCGTGCCAGTGGCCGACATCTCAGATGAACCACTTGCAGTGGCAGCAGAGAGTGATCCCGAAGTGGCTGACTATGCGGCCCAACAAGAAGCAGCCGAGTTCGTTCCGTTGGCCGACATCGACACCGGTCCCGCGCAAGTGACCGAAGACGAAGAGATCCTGTCGTTTGAAGAAGCACAAGCACAGGACGAGTTTGTGCCGGAGTCAGAGATAGACCTGGCTGCTGCCGCCGTGGATCCCGCCGACGATCCAGCTATAGCGGAGTTTGAAGCGCAACAAGAAGCAGCAGAGTTCGTGCCTGTGGCAGATGTAGAAGTTGATCCCACCGTGGTGTCTGATGCTGACCCACAGCTGCCACCTGCCGATCAACCCATACGGGTAAGTGATCTCGTGGTACCATCCGCCGACGATCCTACCCTGTTCCAGCCAACAGATACCTTGCCAGATGCTTTTGTATATCAAGCAGCAGACACGCCCGAGGATGATCCCATCGTCCTGGCCCAAGCCGACAACATCGCGACAGACGTGGCTCTGGTCGACGTCACTAGCGGCCCGGACATAGTTGGAGAAGATGATCCTGCGGTGCCGCAAGAAGTCGCGCCACCCGAAGGCGGTTTCTTCGGAGAACCCACGCCGGTGGGCGGCAATTTCGCTGCCAGCTACGATCCCGAGACCGGTAACTATGACGTGGTAGACCTTGACACAGGCCAAGTGGTAGAGACCGGACTCAGCCAGCAGCAGGCCACCCTGGCCGCCCAAGACTTCAGCCTGGGCGACCCCCAGTTTCCCAATGAAACAGAAGACCTGGCCGCAGCTGCCGAAAGCGGTCTCATACGCGAGCCCACGGACGTGGATGTGGCGGAAGCGCAATTTGTAGAAACCGACACCGGATTCTTTGAGCTGCAGGAAGAAGCCGCACCCCAGCCGGACGAGTTTGGTTTCGTGGAAACCGACACCGGTTTCTTCGTCACGCAGGATGAGATCGAAGCCGAGATCGATCAAGAGCAGTTTGAAAACGAGTTGGGTGCTGAAGAGTTCGTGCCCTTGAGCGAGATTGAAGATGCACCGGAACCGGTCTTGGCCTCCGATGCAGCTGAATACGGTGCCGATGCCGAAGCGGAAGGCGAGATCACTGAATTCACAGCTGACGGCCCAGTCACCCGTGACGCCAATGAAGCCATCGCGGAAGCGGCCCGCCAAAAATCCACGCTGGATCGTGCCCGTGCCCAGAACATCCTGCAACAACAACGCAAACAGGCCAACGACGGTGACTGGCGTGTGCGGCTCAGATTGGCACCCAATGCCCAATACCTATACAAGTCCGACAGCCCGGGGATCCTGCGGCCCTTGGCTGTGACCGACGGTGTGGTGTTTCCTTACACACCCCAGATCACCACGGCCTACAAGGCCACCTACAGCCCCTACGATCTCACGCATTCCAACTATCGCGGCTACTTCTATCAAAGCAGCCAGGTAGAAGACATACAACTCAATGCCACGTTTACTGCACAGGACACAGCGGAGGCCAACTATCTCCTGGCCGTGATACACTTCTTTAGATCAGTGACCAAGATGTTCTACGGACAAAATGATGCGTTCCGTGGTGCACCTCCGCCCTTGGTATTCCTGCAGGGATTTGGGGAATATCAGTTCAACTTGAACCCGTGTGCAGTGGCATCATTTAACTATGTGCTGCCCGCGGATGTTGACTACATACGAGCAGGAAGCCCCAACATCAACGGAACCAACTTGCTGCAACGTAGAGACCGGCAGGATCTGCCCACCAACCCATTTTCGTCGGCCTGGACCAGGATCAACAATGTTCTGAAACCACAGGGCATCAAGAAAGGTGCTGTGTCATCACCACCGCCCCCGCCTACCCTGGGCACCAACAGGCCCACCTATGTGCCTACCAAGATGGACATAAGCCTGATACTGCATCCCATGCAGAGTCGCGAGCAGGTCAGCAAACAGTTCAGCCTTAAACAGTATGCCAATGGTGATCTGCTCAAGGGAGGGTTTTGGTAATGGCCAACTACAATTCTACCAGTCCTTATTTTGTCACTCCCTACAGCCAGTTTTTCCTTGATGTCATGGTGAACCGCCCTATACCCAAGGAGTCAGACGATCAACTGTTCCAGATCAACGAGACCTATCAGTACAGGCCGGACATGCTGGCCTTTGATCTGTACGACACGCCAGATCTCTGGTGGGTGTTCTATCAACGCAATCCCAACACGCTCACAGCACCGCCCTGGGACTTTATGGCCGGTCAAACCATCTATCTTCCCAAGATAACCACTCTGCGCACAGTGCTGGGATTCTAAACACATGGCCGATATCAATGTCTTGATCCAGCGCAGGAACAGCATCAATGCAAAGCTGGCATCTTTACAAGCCAAGCGATCTGGTCAACTGAATCAAATTGAATCGGCAGACGCTGAAGTGGCGAGCCTTAGGGCACAACGCTCGCGACAGCGTGCGGGCGGAGATGAGCAAGGTGCGCAATTCATAACCGGACTCATCGAACAAACAGAGTCCAAGCAAGACGCACTCAATGCACAGCTCAGCCAGACCGGTGCTGAAATCTTTGCCCTGGAACAGGAACTGGCCGAAATCAATCGCCAGATTAATCAGGTTCAACAACAACAATCAGCAGCCAAGCAAAGCACTGGTGAAACCGTAAGACAAGATCAGATAGGTCAGGCTGAAGCGGCCAATCCCTACAAACCCACTCCTTCCGAACTGAAGATAACCAATAATGGTGTGGGGGCCACGACTGCTACCAATGGTCGTGTGGGTCCCGCTGCGGCTGCCGTGCCCACCAACGCAGAAAAATTCACTGCAGATTCCAACGAAGATATCGGCACAGATGAACCCACCCGCCGAGCTTCACAGACACAACAGACTCCGCAGTCAGTAGCTGCACCCGGCGGTGTGAGACCTGGCACACCATCTACCTCTAATACATCTTTTACATCTACTACCTCTGCTGCAGATGACGCCAGACCCGGTGGTTCGGGACCACAGGCAGCCAACCAGCCCGGTGCTGCTGCAGCCGGAGATGACAATACCAACGGAGTGCGGAGCACACTGAACAGGCTCTTTTCCGGTGCCCGACAGCAGATAAAACCCCGGCCCAACATCCTGGACCAGTACTCATCCTACAGTTACAACATCAGTTTTTACATGATCACCCGAGATCAATATGCTCGCATGATGACCACCAAGAAGAAAAATCTCGCCGGCTTCCAGTTGCTCATGCAGAGTGGTGGTGCAGGACCTGCTGGAACCGCAGCAGATATTCCTGAACTGTCGCGACAAGAAAGAGATTTTGTCACACAATCAGATCTCATCAATCAGAGCCTGCAAGGTCTAGGCCGCAATCAATATTTTCCCTTGGACTTCTACATCGACGATTTACGATTCGTGGTGTTGGGAACCAAAGGATCTGGCGGCAGTTACAACATAGCCAAGCAGGTAGATTTCAAGATATTTGAACCCAATGGCATCAGCCTCATACCCAATCTCTATCGTGCCACTCAGCAGATGGTAGCCGCACAAGGACTCACGATGGATCGTGCCAACTACCTGAACCAGATCTATCTCTTGGTCATAAGATTCTATGGCTATGATGAAAATGGCACCCTGGTGCAAGCCGGCAAGACCGGTCCAGATTCCTCGGGCAGTGATACCTTTGCCATCAGTGAAAAATTCATACCCATACGCCTAAAAAATATCAAGTACAAGATCGCCGGCAAGGTCACGGAATATGAAGTGTCAGCCGTGGCCGCACCAGTGGACATCAACATGGGAGTGCGTGGCGTGATCCCCACCAACTTTGAGATTCCAGCGGCCACCTTGAAAGACCTCTTCGCTGGCAACGAGAAACTCACCGCTGCCGCCCGACAGCCGGGCCAGTCAGATGGTGGCAGGCAATCTGGTTCAGAAACTGCTGCCCAGATTGATGCTAGATTGTCCAGCACCTATGGTATTCCTGCTGTGGGCACAGATGTGGAATTTGACAAGGCCTTGTCTGCTGGTACCACAGCAGGCACGTTTGGAACCACGGAAGAACTTAATACCGCACTGGGTTTCACTTCCACAGTGGTGGCCGGAAACAGTCCCACCCAGAGCACGGCTCCCAGCAAAGCCAATGCTGCCCCGTCTCCCAAGTTGGTGGCCGGTATCATGACAGCAATGAACCAGTTTCAAGAACAATTGGTCAAAGATGGCGTGTATCAAGAGAAGGATGAGTATGTGATGGAATTCACCGACAACATCCTGGCAGATGCCACTGTACAGCCACCAGAAAATACCGACAAAAAAAGCCGACCATCCCCGCCGGTAGAAAACGCCAGAGATGCACTGCTGCAACGCACCCAGTCGGTGGACACTGCGGCCAAGACCACGGCCGCCACGGCCGGTATGAGCCTGGTGCAGTTTATCGATCAGTACACACGCAGCAGTTCCTACATCACCAGCCAGCAAACACGCATACCTAAAACCGACGCACAGGGCAAAACTACCTACATCGTGCAGCCTGTGAGAGCTGGACAGATCTTGGCTTGGTATCGCATCGGTGTGCAGGCCACACCTTTGAAGTATGATCCCAAACGCAATGACTATGCCTATCGCATAACCTATCAGCTCAATCCCTACAAGATCAATGCCCTGGACAGTGAATTCTTTCCTAATCCTCCGTTCCAAGGAGTACACAAACAGTATGACTACTGGTTCACTGGTGAAAACACTTCTATCTTGAGATATGAACAAGAAATCAACAATCAATATTTCATCACCGTGAACGCAGGACTCACGCCAGAACAAACCTTCAATGAGACCACGGACGTGAGAGAATACATCAATCGTGTGTACCAGGCCCGCAGCACGGAAAGTTCGCAGGGCATCCAAGGATTGGCCAATGATCCTGCCGCCAATGCCGCAGACTATCTGTTCAGTCCTGCAGATTTCAAATCGATAAAGATGGAGATAGTAGGAGACCCGGCCTGGATCGCACAGGGTGAAGTGTGGGAAGGCTGTGCGGGATTGAGATTCAACTATGAGCCATTCTTGCCTGACGGTACCATCAATTACGATGCACAGGAACAGTTGTTTGAAGTGAGATTCAACATGCCACAGGACTATGATCTCAACACCGGACTCATGGATATCCGGCGACGGGCCGGAGATGGAACCAGTGCGTCTGATCGTCCTGATGAACCCACACAGAGCAATATCTATAAAATGAAAACCATAACCAACAAGTTCAGTCGAGGTCAGTTCACGCAAGAAATAGAAGGTGTGGGAATCAGGTTCCAACTGCCCAGCGAAGCTCAGTCTGAATCAGTTAATCAGCCCGCACCAGCACCCAGTGCCACAGTCTCACGTGCTAGACAAGGTCCTGACCAGAGCGATGCAGAATCAGCACGACTGCTGCGACAGAATGCCGCGGCACGCACCAATGGTAGAACATTCGCACAACGGCAGCAGGATGCGGCCACTACCATGCAGAGTGCTCGCCGGCAGGCCTTTAGAGACAACACAGCATCAGGATTCCAACGAGCACCACAGTTGGAGTCTCCAGCAGCAGCCAACCAAGCACCTACATCTGGTGGACAGCCCGTGGGTCCGGCCTCTAATTCTGTGGCCGTGGCCAGCCAAGGTGGTGCTTCGGGCACGGCAGTGGGACAACCGGTAGCTGTGCAGGCTTATCTCAACAATAATACAACCGTGTCAATTACAAATCAAGGACAGATAGATGCCTTGCGTCAAAATGGTCAACTCAGTGGCCAAGCAGCCAGTGCAGCGAGCGATCGACTGAGATTGGCACAACAAGCTGCCAATTCGCCTACCACTAACGCACCTCCCCAACGCATAGTGAAAGAGAGATAATCAATGCCTGATAATGTTTCGCGTACCAAGGGTCGCAGCAAAGGATACAAGTTTGATCGCGGTGGCATGCCCGCTGAGTTTGGACCATTCATTGGTATCGTGAAAAACAATGTGGATCCCACCAGATCCGGGCGACTGCAGGTCTACATTGAATCGTTCAGTGCCGGTGATCCCGAGGATGCCAGCAAGTGGCGTACAGTATCCTACGTGCCACCTTTTTATGGACTCACACCACATACCGGTACCAGTGCCGGTGCAGGCACATTCACTGGCAATCAACAGAGTTACGGCATGTGGTTCACACCACCGGATCTCAACACCCAAGTGGCATGTTTCTTCGCTGAAGGCGATCCCAATCAAGGATACTATTTCGCCTGCGTGCCCGACACAGGTATCAATCACATGATACCGGCCATTGGTGCCAGCCGCAAATTTGCCTTGGAAAATGGACCGCAAGACAGTTATTTCGCAGGTGCTAGTCAGTTGCCTGTCACAGAAATCAACACCGAAAATGAAGAGATCGACGAAGATCCCAGATTCTTTGACCAGATCAAACCGGTGCACAGTTATCTGGCCGGCATCTTGATGCAGCAGGGCTTGATCAAGGATACCACTCGCGGCCCCATCACCAGCAACAGCCAGAGAGAATCACCATCCGCGTGTTTCGGTATAAGCACACCGGGTCGTGCCATCTATCAGGGCGGCCTGTCAGAACGCGATATCAAAGGACAACTGGAACGCAATCAGATACAACCGCAGGATGTTGAAGTCATAGCCAGACGTGGTGGCCACAGCCTTGTGATGGATGATGGTGATCTTGAAGGCAAGGACGATCTCGTCCGCATACGCACAGCCAAAGGTCATCAGATAACCATGAGCGATGACGGTGACTGTTTTTTTATCATACACGCCAATGGCCAGACCTGGTTGGAATTTGGCAAGCAGGGCACAGTGGATGTATTCTCTACCAATTCAGTTAACATACGCACACAAGGCACCATAAATCTCCATGCGGACAAGGACATCAACATGTATGCGGGCGGTGCTGTAAATGTCAAAAGCAAGACCATGAAACTGGAAGGCGAAGCGTCGGTAGATGTCATTGGCACAGGCAAACTGACCTTGTACAGCAAAAGTCTCGTAGGCGTCAAAAGCGATGGCAGCCTGGCCTTGAAATCCACCACAGGATCCTGGGATGGTGGAGGCAGCCTCAATTTGAAGGCTGGCTGTATCAATTTGAACAGCGGCACGGCAGCACCAGTGACCACACCCACCAACCTCAAGGATCTCAGCCTGGCCGACACCAAGTTTGTTACCGGCACTGGCTGGACTGTGGAGTTTGGCAAACTGAAAACCATAGTTACCAGAGCTCCCACACACGAACCTTACCCCTATCACAACCAAGGTGTGAACGCTGTGGCCGAGCTCAGCGAAACACCGGCCACTGATCTCACAGAAGCCACGGCGGAAACCCTGGCCGGGCTCGAAGATGTGCCCGTGACTGACGGCATTGATTCTGCGGCATTCCTAGAACAGACACCTGCGGAGATATCTGTGGGCAGCCTGGACACCACGCAGGTCACTGGCCTGCTGGCACAGACTGCCTCAGACGTTGATCAGGCCTCTGATGTGATATCAGCGGACAAAGGCATTGGCAAGTTCGGTTTATCAGCGGATCAGTTGGAATCATCGGGGTTCCTCAAACCCGGCACAGTACAGACTTTCCTGCAGGATCCTGCACAGTTGGAATCAGTGCTGAGCTCACCACAGGTCTGGACCGGCAAGGCCGGCGTAGGTGGTCTAGGTCCCTTGTTGGCGGATGTGAATCTACAGAGTCTCACACAGAACGAAATCATGGTGTCGGCCTTGGATGGATTGAAATCTGCGGGCATCGTCACAGGATCAGAATCTCCCACAGACTTGGCCAGTTTCGTGCAGACCGCCAGCAAGTTTGGAGTGGACAACACAGCAGCCTGGGTCAAGGGCCTGGCACCACCGGATCTGGTGTCAGAAATCAACTCCGTGGCCAAGAATGCCCAGTACGCAGTGAATTTCGTGGACAGCAAGGCGTCTGAGTTGGTCAAGGGTGGCGTACAACTGGGCGGCTTCACTGGCACAGTGGAACGCAGCGAACTGGACTTGGCCCTGGCTCAGGTCATCGGCAATCCCAAGATACCCACTCCAAATTACAGTTCCAGCCTGTTCAGTTCTGTGCCCAATGAAGAACTGGTATATGACAACGATGCCGATGACGTGGACGTGGAACGCATAGATCAGGAGCGAGAAGTGCGAGGCCTGCCGCCCGTGGTAGAAGTGCAAACTGCTGCGGGTGACACTGTACGAACCAGTTCTGCTTCTAATCCTGTGAACCAGCAGATCACCCTGATCAATAACGAGATCTTTGATCTCGAACAGATCGTGGCTGCACGGCAGCGTCGCGGTCAAGATTCCTCTGCACAACAAGCCGAGCTGGTCAGCTTGCGGGCCAGATTGTCAAGATTGCTGGCTGGTTAAATACTCACATGCCCACATTCATAGGATTCAACACCATCAATCAGTTTAAAAAATTCACCTTGGTGGATTTTGAACTGATCAAACGAGATCTTGCCAACGCCTTCAACATACAGCAGGGCGAACTGCCAGGAAGACCCGGCTACGGTACCACCATATGGAGTTATGTGTTTGAAAACCAAACTGAGACCACTGAAACAACTATCCTTGCAGAAATACAGCGTGTGGCCGGTGGTGATCCCAGGATCTATGTCGCATCTGCCAATGTGTATCCCCAGGACAACGGTATCTTGATCGAGGTCGAAATACAGGTAGTGGCATCGTCTACCGCAGAACGCCTAGCCATATTCTTTGATCAAGAAACACGTAGAGCCAGCTTTATCTAAAACAGGGCATATTTCCAGCACCATAAATACTTGACCACTGTGAGAAGCCATGGCCAAGACTGCTAGACAAACTGCTATATTCGGCGTAGAAGACTGGAAAAGACTGTATCAGACCTACAGAGAAGGCGACTTCCAAAGCTACGATTTTGAAACTCTACGCAAGAGTTTCGTTGACTATCTCCGCTTATACTACCCCGAAACGTTCAATGATTACATAGAGAGTTCAGAGTTCATCGCCTTGCTAGATGTCATGGCATTCATGGGCCAGGCCCTGGCGTTCCGCAACGATCTAAACGCCAGAGAAAACTTTCTTGACACAGCGGAACGCCGAGATAGTGTAGTTCGCTTGGCCAACCTGGTTAGCTATACTCCCAAACGCAACAATGCCGCCCAGGGATTCCTCAAGGTTTTTTCTGTGGCCACCACGGAAAATCTCACAGATTTCAATGGCATCAATCTCAGCAATGTCACCGTAGACTGGAACGATCCTACCAATGCCAACTGGTTGGAACAGTTTACACAGATCATCAATGCTGCCTTGGTAGACAGCCAGAAATTTGGTCGCCCAGGTAACGAACAAGACTTGTTGGGCGTGCGTACTTCGGAATATGCCATCAATCTCGTACCGGGATTCTTGCCAGTGATCCCTTATACTGCCACGGTAGACGGGGTAAGCATGCCGTTTGAAGCTGTGAGTGGCACCAGCGAAGGTCGTGACTACATCTATGAACTGGCACCAAGACCGTCAGGCACGTTCAACATCCTGTATCGCAACGATCAACTGGGATTTGGATCCGACAACACCGGATACTTTTTCTTTTTCAAACAGGGCGTGCTGCAGAACCAAGACTTTAACTTGGCCGAGGCCATACCCAATCGCACTGTTAACGTCAACATCGAAGGTTGCAACCAAGAAGACCATTGGCTATACAAACTGGATGACCTGGGCAGTATCGCGTCAGAATGGGACTTTGTTGAAAGCATCTATGCCGGTGCTGTGGAACAGCTGGCACCAGACCAACGCCGACTGTACAGCATCACCAGCCGAGCCAATGACCAGATCACCTTGACCTTTGGTGATGGCGTGTTCGCTGAAGTGCCAGTGGGTTTCTTCCGTGCCTATGTGCGTGCCAGCAACGGCTTGCAGTACATCATCAACCCCGAAGAGATGCAGGCTGTATTGATTCCTATCAGTTACATCAGTCGCTTTGGTCGCTTGGAAACCATCACATTCACCTGCGGTATCACACAGCCTGTAAGCAACGCCGAAGCACGCGAGACCATACAAGAGATCAAGCAACGAGCACCTGCACGGTACTACACACAGAATAGAATGGTCAACGGCGAAGACTACAACAATTTTCCATTCACACGATACAATTCCATCATCAAATCCAAGGCCGTGGCTCGAAGCAGCGTGGGTACATCACGCTACATTGATCTCACTGACGTCACTGGCAAGTATTCCAGTACCAACATCTTTGCCTCAGACGGTGTGATCTATCGGCAGAACGTGCTGCCCACTTTTGACTTTGACTGGGTGGATCGCAATGAAATCGTGGATGTGATCAACAATTCAGTGGAACCGTTGTTGCCCAGTCGCGGCACCTTGCAATTTTACTATGCTAATTTTCCACGGCCCAACCTGGCCGTGCTCAATCTGGCCTGGCAGCAGAGCACTCGCCTGGTCAACGAAACCACGGGCTTCTTCTATGTAGGCACATCAGCCGCACCTCAGAGCATTGGCAGTTATGCCAGCAACAATGCCCGGTACATCACACAAGGGAGTTTGATCAAGTTTGAACCTCCCACAGGATTCTTTTTTGATGCCAACAATCGCTTGGTGGCTGGTGTGCCTGTGCGTGCCGATGAGAAACTGGTGATCTGGGCCACGGTCGCTGCCGTGGTGTTAGATGGTACCAACAACGGCGTGGGCAATCTGCCAGACGGATCTGGTCCAGTGGCCTTGAACAATTTCGTGCCCACGGGTGCTCTGGCCACACAAGTCATCCCCAAGTTCATTACGGACCTACCTTCTGCCTTGGAACAGAGCATGCTGCAACAGATCGAACTGTTCCGCAATTTTGGCCTGGGCTATGATAATCTCACAGCAACTTGGTACATCATAACTTCTACCAATCTCGCACAGGATGCTGCATTCAGCCTGACCAATGCACAAAGCACAGCAGGCACCAATCTTGATGCTTCTTGGTTGATACAGTTCGTCACAGATGGTCTAAATTATACTGTGACATCTCGCCAGTTGGATTACGTCTGGGCATCAGTGATACAAACACGCTTTACCTTTGATGGCCTTGAGGAAGTGTATGACAGCCGCACAGGCCTGGTGATCAACGATTTTATCAAAGCTTTAAAAACCAACTCACGTCCCGACAGTAACGAACCCTTGCCCACAGACATCACCATGGACATCATAGCACAGCCCATCGAAAGCGATGGATTTATAGATGATTACCAGGTGGTTGTCAGTTACACAGACAGTGACGGTGATGGCATAGCCGATGATCCTGATTTCTTTGATACCCTAGTGGCACCCACGGTGGCACCCACAACCAAACTTGTGTTCCTACAACTCACCACGGACTTTGATGATCTTGAAAGATATCTGCCCGTGGCTGCCGGTGTGGTCAACACTCTTTACACCACAGAAGATGCCATAGAATTGGTCAAGATCGAGTATGTAAATGGTCAGATATTCTATGCCACCACGGAAGAAACATTCTACGAACTGCAAGTGGCCCTGATCAATGGCGTGATACAACGCACCCTGTTACCACGCACTGACTTCGTCAGCAGAGTGGGCCGTCAGAGCCTGTACTTCCAGTACAGACACAACTCACCATTGACCAATGTGATAGATCCTGGTGTTACAAACATCATCGATCTCTACGTGGTTGAACAACAGTATTACACACAGTATCAGAACTACATCCGCGACACTACCGGCACTGTGCCGGAACCCGCCATACCCACCATAGATCAATTGACCACGGCCTATTCTGGTCTCAATGATTACAAGATGATATCTGACAACCTGGTGCTGAATTCAGTGCTGTTCAAACCTTTGTTTGGTGCCAAGGCTGCACCGGAATTGCGGGCAGTGATCAAGGTGGTCAGAGCACCCAAGACCACAGCGTCTGTGAGTGAAATCAAGAGCCAGGTAGTGGCCAACATGAATGCCTATTTCAGCATTGACAAATGGGACTTTGGGGACAGTTTCTTCTTCTCGGAACTGGCAGCATACCTCCACGAACAGATGGGATCAATAATCTCTTCCGTGGTGTTGGTGCCGTTGAATCCTTTAAAGACCTTTGGCGACCTCTATGAGATACGATCCGCACCCAATGAGATATTTGCCAACGCTGCCACAGTCACAGACGTGGAAGTGATCGAAGCACTCACGCAGAGCAATCTACGCACCCAAACATCAGTGTCAGGATTGTATCCATCATCCAATACCTTTGCCCAAGGCACCGCAGGCAGAGGTACTGCTACCACTTCTGCCACCACTTCGTCGTCATCTGGCAGCATCACTCCAAATCCAATACCTTACGGCTATGGTGGAGGCGGTAGCAGTAGCGGCGGTAGCAGCGGTGGTGGAAGTAGCAGCGGTGGTGGAGGTTACTGATGGCCAGTCGTCGTACAGTAGATCTACTGCCAGAGATATTCCGCACTGAGACCAACAAGCAGTTCCTGGCCGCCACCCTAGATCAGCTCACACAAGAACCTAATCTCAAACGCACCCAGGGCTATGTGGGACGTCGTGTGGGTCCGGGGGTCGATCCCGCTGATAACTATGTCACAGAACCCACTGCCACACGCACGGACTATCAGTTGGAACCCGGGGTGGTATTCTTCAAACCCGAAACCACACAGCCGCTAGATGCCATCACTTATCCTGGCATGATCGATGCCTTGGACCTCTTGGGCAGCAACACACAACGTGCCGATCGGCTATTCTCCAGCGAATTCTACAGTTGGGATCCTTTCTGCGATCTTGACAAGTTCACCAACTACAGCCAGTATTATTGGTTGCCCGGCGGTCCTGATTCAGTAGACGTAGGCAGCACCACCATACCGCTCACTGACGCCTGGGAAATCACACGCACTGCCACAGGCTATGAATTCAGCGACGAAAGTGGTCGCAATCCTGTGATCACCCTGGTGCGTGGCGGCAACTACACGTTCACGGTCAACCAACCTGGGCATGGATTCTGGATACAGGCTGCTCCAGGTGTCGCTGGCACCATGCCTGCCACCCCCAACATTTCAAGCAGAGATGTTCTGGGTGTGGTCAACAACGGCGAAGACCAAGGCACTGTGACATTCAATGTGCCGCTGAAGACTGCACAGGATTTCTACTACACACTGAATGACCTTGGAACAGTGGATCTTCTCACTGATCTCAAGTTCAATCAAATCAATAATATCTATGTGAGTGCTTTCCTGGCCGCCAATCCCGACGGTATAGACGGCATAACCAACTTGAACAATCGCACCGTGGTGTTTACCAACACCATCGTGGATGCCCAAGATGGCGGCTGGCAGATCAACACACAGTTTGACCCGTTGGCCCAGGTCACCACCAACAACGGACTCACAGGCAGTTATGATACCACCCTGTTCGATCAGACCACGGACATAACCAGCCAGGCACAGAGATATTCTGTGTGGCAGATACAGTATGTGCTGGATGATGATGGCAATCTCTACATGCAGCTTAACAGCGTGCTCACGGTGCCTAATCTCAGCAAATTCCGTATTTCATTTGGTGCCCAGTGGTCTAGCACACAGTGGTATAAAAATTCATCGGGATATTTTGAACAGATCCCCTTGCTCACAGCAGTGCTGGACACCGTGTATTATCAGGACTCCTCTGATCCGGTCTTGTTTGGTCGTATCCGACTGATAGATCCTGAAGAAGTTGATACCCTGGACATCGATGAAATCATCGGTGCCAAGAACTACACCAGCCCCAACGGTGTAGTATTCACCAATGGATTAAAAGTGCAGTTCCGTGGCACTATCAATCCGTCAAGATATCAGAACTTGGAATACTATGTTGAAGGCGTAGGTACCGGACCCGGCATAGATGCTCGCGTGGGATTCATTGACGGAGAGGCATACTTTGGTGCGTTCCATGTGCATCAAGGACAGAAGATGACCGGTCCAACGCACGTAGACACTTTCCATCAGTTCATCTATGACACAATAGAAGAAAGCCTGGCCAATCCCGGAGCAGGTGGTCCTGCAGGAGCTCCCTTGAGCACACAAGGGGTGCTCAATGCCACGCAAGGAAACGGTATCAAACTGCTGCCAGTGTCCAATTTCGTCACACCAGAAACTTACACCAAGAGCGAAACTGTGCCCTATGATTCCACATCATATGACAGCACGCCTTATGACGCCAACGACAATGCTCCGCTAGTAACAGACTATCTCACCATCAATCGTGCCAGCAGAGACCTCAATGCCTGGACCCGCAGCAATCGTTGGTTCCACACAGACGTGATCCAGGCCACTGCGGTCTACAACAATCAGATCGCTGTGCTGGACAACGAATATCGTGCTCGCCGGCCCATCGTTGAGTTCCGTGCCAACATCAATCTCTACAACTTTGGCACACAAGGCAAGCAGCCAGTGGATATCATCGACTTCCAGGCCACAGATGCTTTCAGCGACATCAATGGTCAAGTGCAGTACAACATCGATGGATATCCGTTCATCGATGGCACCCGAGTGATATTCGCAGCTGATCTCGATCCTGAAGTGCGTAACAATATCTACGAGGTGGAATTTATCGATCCCGACGGCGTCACAGGATCACCCAAGATAATCAATCTCGCACTGGCCGTGAATGGCACAGCTTTGATTGACCAGACCGTGGTGTGTCTCAGTGGCAACACCCAGCAGGGTTTGAGTTTTTGGTATGATGGGGTGGATTGGGTACGTGGCCAGCAGAAAACCAATGTGAATCAAGCACCATTGTTTGACATCTATGATGTGAACGGACGCAGTCTCGGTGATCTTGCTGTATACCCCAGCAGCACTTTTGCGGGTACCAAACTGTTTGGTTATGCTCTGGGCGATACCCAGATCACAGATTCGGTGTTGGGATTCAGTATAAAATATCTCAATCTCAACAATGTGGGCGACATAGTTTTTGAAAACTATCTCTACACCGATACCTTCCTGTATGTGATAGACAATGTCAGTTCAGAACAGCCCATCAACAGTGGATTCGTGCGGCAGTACATCGATCGCACAGGATTCTCCAATCTCATTGGTTGGCAGACCGCGGCCGCAGAAAGCCGCCAGCGACAGGTATTCCGTTTTGTCTACGACAGTGAGCCATTGGTGTTGGATGTGCCTTTGGATGAGACCACTACATTTGCACCCTTGCAGATCTTCCAAGGCACACAGTTTATCGATCCCACCAATTACACCTATGTGGTCACGGGCAATGCCACGCAGATCACGCTGACCACGCCACCTGCTGTGGGCACCATAATCGAAGTGCAGGCCTATAGCAACCAGACCAGTTCAGTGGCGTTCTATCAAGTGCCGGCGAATCTGGAAAACAACACCCTTAACGAAAATTCTGATTCGTTCACCCTGGGCACCATTCGCACCCATTATGAAAGCATTGGACAGAATCTCCGCGATATCCAAGGTCCCATCGTAGGAGCCAACAACTCTAGAGATCTTGGTAACATACTGATCTATGGCGACACCATCATACAGAATTCCGCACCCGTGGCTCTGGGCGGTGTATTTTTAAGAGACCGACAGTTTGAAGTGATATCCGCTATAGAATTCAACAGCAGAGAGTATGAAAAATACAAGGCTCGGCTGTTGGATCTGGCCACCAAGGGCGACTACATCAACAATACTCCCACGCAAGTGCTTGACTCGGTAATAACCGAAATAGCCTTGGGCAAGAGCGATATTAGTCCGTTCTACTGGTCAGACATGTTGCCGGCGGGACAGAATTACACGGAAACCACATATCCCATCACGCCCATCAGCACCAACACCTTTGACACCCTGCAGCTCTATGATTACACTTCCAGCAACTACATGGGAATGTCGGTGTATCTCAATGGTATTATACTCACTCGCGGCTATGATTACGAAGTGGTCTCGGACAGCCGCACCATCACTGTGTCTGCTGCATTGGCAGAGGGCGATGTCATCGTGATCAGAGAATTTTCAGCCACCTATGGCACCTATGTGCCTAACACTCCCACCAAGATGGGCCTTTACTCGGCGTATCGTCCAGAACTGTTTGTAGATGAAGGATATCTCACGCCCACGCCAGTGATCCGTGGACACGATGGATCCATAACCGTGGCCTTTGGCGACTATCGCGATGCGGTATTGTTGGAGTTTGAAACACGCATATTCAACAATCTCAAGATAGTCACAGACATACCGCTGACAGCGGATGAAGTGATCCCGGGCCAGTTCCGTACCACAGAATACACCCTGGGCGAGATCAACACCATCCTGGCTCCGGATTTTCTCAGTTGGGTTGGCTATAACAAGTTAGATTATACCTCACAGACTTATTTGGCCGCGGATGCTTTTACCTACAACTACAGCCAGAGTGCAAACCGGCTGAACCGCCAACCCTTGCTGGGTGCCTGGCGAGGCATCTACAACTATTTCTATGACACCACTGCACCCAACACACGCCCCTGGGAGATGCTGGGTTTCAGTCAAGAACCCACTTGGTGGCAGGACTACTATGGTCCAGCACCTTACACGTCAGGTAACTTGGTGCTGTGGGAAGATTTGGCCCTGGGTCTGGTGAGAGATCCTGCAGGCGAATATGTTTTACCCCAATATCGTCGTCCGGACCTTTTGAGTGTTATTCCGTCGGGATCTGAAGGCGAACTATTACCACCCATAGACACCACTACAGGCAACTATGATGCCACCAGTTTCCGTCGGAGCTGGACCTTTGGCGATGATGGTCCTGTGGAAAACGTATGGCGTTCATCATCAGCCTGGCCGTTTGCCGTGATGCGATTGTTAGCTCTCACCAAGCCCGCGAAGTTTTTCAGCTTGTTCGCCGATCGTGATCGCTATGTGTTTGATCCTGATATAGCACAGTATCTCTGGGATCAACGCTATCGCTTGGATGCCAAACTCTTGTCACCGCTGTACGGCAACGGCACCAGCAAGGCCAGTTACATCGACTGGATCATAGACTACAATCGCCAACTGGGAGTTAACAGCACCACTCGCCTCACTGACACACTGAACAACATTGGTGTGCGGCTGTGCTGGCGTATGGCCGCATTCTCAGACAAGCGATATCTCAAACTCTACACTGAACGCAGCACACCCAACAGTCTCAATGCCAGCCTGCTGCTGCCCGACGAAAGTTATCAGCTGTTGTTGTACAAGAACCAACCGTTTGGCCAGGCAGCATTCAGTTCCATCGTGGTGCAGAGCACCGACACAGGTTGGCAGGTCTACGGATACGATGCCACCAGACCCTATTTTGAAATCCTGACCAGCCGACCCAACGGCAATCTCATTACCTTGTCTGCGGGTGGTGCCACGGCTCGTGTGGCAGTGGATCACACCGATACCGTGGTGCAAGTGCCTTATGGCTACACCTTTACCAATGTAACCGCTGTGTGTGATTTCATCTACAGCTATGGTCTACTGTTAGAGCAACAGGGATTCACATTTGACACCCGTGAGAACGGTTACATAATGAACTGGCTGCAGATGTGCCAGGAGTTCTTGTACTGGAGCGAACAGGGCTGGGAATCCGGCAGCATCATCAATCTCAACCCTGGTGCCACCAGAATCACTGTCACCCAGCCCGGTACTGTGGTAGACAGCCTCAATGTTCTCAGACCAGAGAACCTCATACTGAACCAGAATCGACAGCCATTGCCTGCGTCAGATCTCGTGATCGAACGTTTGGAAAACACCTTCCGGGCCACCAGCCTCACCAGCAATACCATCAACTATCTCAACGTGTCATTCACTGCTTTTGAACACATGGTGATCTTGGACAATGTTTCGATCTTCGCTGATCTCATATACCAACCTGTGACAGGAGCACGGCAGAGCCGCATCCTGGTGTCGGGCACATTGTCAGGTGAATGGAATGGCACAGTGAACGCACCTGGATTCGTGCTCAACCAAGACAACATCGCACAGTGGGTGCCCAATCAGGGCTATGCCAAGGGCGAGATCGTGTTGTTCAAGAATGAGTACTGGTCAGCGTCAGTGATCATCCAGCCCAGCGAACAGTTCGATTATACCTTGTGGATCAAGAGCGACTATGACGAAATACAAAAAGGTCTCTTGCCCAACGCAGCCAACTCATCGGATCAATTGGCCACGGCCTATTCAGTGTATGATGCTAATCTCGCACAGGAAGTTGATCTATTCAGTTACGGACTTATAGGATTCCGACCCAGAGAATACATGCAGGCCTTGAATCTTGACGATGTGAGCCAGGTCAATCTCTATCAGCAGTTCCTAGGATCCAAGGGCACCCTACGCAGTGCGGAGATATTTTCTTTCGCTGATCTCGGCAAAGAAACTGCCCAGTATGACATCTACGAGTACTGGGCCATGCTACGCAGCCAGTACGGTGCCACAGCCAATCGCAACTACATAGAACTGCGGCTGAATGAAGCCCTGCTCCGCAGCGATCCCAGTCTAGTCCAGATCATCCAACCACAGCAGACATCTCAGGCAGACCAGACTGTGCTGCTGCAAAACGTCTGGAAGAGCAGTGATAAACTCACCAGCACTGACATACTGCCCACCACTGTCACACCCAACCAAGATTCGGCCTTGCCCTCGGCAGGATATGTTAATCTAGAAGACGTGGATCTCACGGTGTTTGATGTAGAAGAATTATCAGCATCATTGACCACGCTTGACGTCAATAAGCTAGGCGTAGGCAGCACATTGTGGGTGGCCAAGAGCAATGCCTACGATTGGAATGTGTATCGATTGAAATCAGTGCCCGGTGACATCATTGTGGTCAGCGACAATCTCGACGGTCGTGCCTTGGTACAATTTGATGATCAACACGGCCTTGACATAAATGACGATCTCATCATACGGTTCTTTGATCCCACAATCGACGGCGCCTATCGTGTGGTCTCAGTGCCCAGCCTGAACACAGTGCTGATCAACTATGTGTTCTTGGGCACACAGACCACAGTCACTGGCGTAGGTGTGGGATTTACTTTGGATTCCGCCCGGATCACACAGGCCGCAGATGTGGTCACGCTGCCGTTTGCCACGGAACTGACCACAGGGTCGCGTGTGTGGGTGGACAACAACGGCCAAGGGCTATGGACAGTGCTGGAGAAAACCAATCCCTTTACCGCACAACGAGATATCACTCCAGAACAGCCCATATCAGGTGCCTTGTATGGTACCAGTGTGAGCCAAGGCTTCCAGAATCTTGTGGCCATGGTGGGTGCACCTGGTGTGCTACCCTCCGGCTCGGTGTATACCTATGTGAAAACCGATTCCAATACACTCCAACAGAACTTGATTCTGACCCTGGACACCACTGGTGCTGCAGGATTTGGCAATGCCATGGACATGGGAGATCAGACCTGGGCAGTGATTGGTGCCGATACCAGCCTCGGCAATCAAGGCTATGCCGTGGTGATCTTCAATCCACCCACTGCTAACTCTTTCCAGAAATGGCAGTTGTTGGTCACTCCTCCAGACGAAGTCATCACTGCCGCGGATAGATTTGGTCACAGTGTCACTGTGAGCCAGGATGAGCATTGGTTGTACGTGGGAGCACCCGGAGCCAATCGAGTGTATGTGTACGGACGAGTGGATGTGCCTTTGCAAAATGTCACATATACCACCGACGGCACCACATTCATCTACGACTATGGTGATTCCATCATAGTAGACACTGACAGCCAGTTGACAGTGGTCTTGGCAAATGCCATACAGACCCTAAGTGTTGACTACACCGTGAGCGGCAGCAACATCGTATTCATATCAATACCACCTGCAGGACTGAGATTGATCATATCTCGCAAATTCCTCAAGAATTTCACAGGTGATGGAGCTACTACGGATTATGCTCTGGATGACATATATTCAGCAGAAAACATCAACTCTTTCTCAGTGTATGTGGATGAGGTGCTGCAGAGACCCAAGTACGACTATGACTTTGGCGAAGCCAGTTCGCTGGATCTGGTATTCGTATCAGCACCGGCCGTGGATGCCACGATACAGGTGCGCGCTCTGACCTATTGGCAACCAGTGACTTCAATCACCGTGGCTGGCCTGGCCAGCGATGCTGAATTTGGTCACAGCGTGAGCACCAGCACCGACGGACGCACTGTGATAGTGGGATGTCCGGGTACAGAATCAGGTGAAGGTCGTGTGTATGTGTTTGATCGAGCCGTGGAAAGATTCCAGATCACTGATGCTAGCACCTTGGCCTATACCACGGTACGAAGCCTGGCAGTGCCCGGTGCTCCCATTAATGTGTTGCTCAATGGAGTGTTCCTTGCCAACTCAGCAGGCAGCGTCACAGGAGAATTTTCCATTGCAGGTAATACTGTGACTCTGGACACAGACATTGAAGTGGGCGATGTGCTAGAAATACAAACCAACCAGTTTGCATTGATCCAGACCTTGGCCGATGATCAACCATTTGAATCTGCCGAGTATGGTTATGTGGTGGATCAGTGCGTGAATGACTGCAGCCTTTACATCGGTGCACCATTTGATGGCAGTGTATTGCCCGAAGCGGGTCACGTGGAATATCAACTCAATCAGAGCCGGGTATATGGTTTCACTGAGAGTCCGGTGGCCAACGGTGTGCTCACATCGGGTGATCGCATCCGTGTGAATGACTACATGGTGGAACTTGCCGGTGTCACTGTATACAACAGTGGATCAAGTTATGTTATCGATGATTATGTGTTGGTGTCAGGAACCGATATATTCCGTGCTGTGCGTGCAGTGCCTGCTGGTATCAGCATCACTGATGTGACCTACTGGCAACCAGCCAACTGGAGCACAGCGTTGGCCACAGACATAAATGCAGCCGCAGTGCCCAATGCCGTGGCCACCGTCACGGCCAACGCAGAGTTCATAGGTGATGGAACGACGAAATCTTTCAACGTGGGCACTGTGTATTCTGATGCTGGCACATATACCACCTTGGTATATGTGAACAATGTGCGGCAGACTGCTTCAGTGAACTACACCTATGACGCTGCCACTACCACAGTGACCTTTGTGAACGCACCCATAAACGACAGCGAGATCCGAGTGATCGGTGCACGATTGATTTTATCTGTGAAAAATCAAGCTGCCTCGGTGGCTCTAAACCGTATCACAGTGTTGCCGGGCACTGGTACCTTGTTCACAGATCTTGAGTTCGAGACCTATGTGTACACCCAGACCATCACCAGCCCTGTGCCCCAGGACTATGCACACTTTGGCCAGAGCGTATTCATCAGCGACAGCACCGTGGATCTGGTAATAGGTGCACCCAATGGTACCGTGATCGAATCCACCACATTTGACGATGACACCACGGTGTTTGATGCACAGAGCACGAGATTTTTTGATCCTGTGGCCAACAGTGGTGTGGTGTATACGTTTGATTTCTTACCTGCTGCTTCGGCGTCGGTTGACAATCCTGGACAGTTCGTGTTCGGTCAACAGATCTACGATTCAGAGATGAGCACCCAGGATCAGTTTGGTGCCGCTGTGGATTACACCACTGGCATACTTTTGATTGGTGTGCCCGGTGAAGACTTTGAAGACAGCACTGTGAACTATGGTCGAGTGGCCGAATTCCGCAACAGCAGCCGCGGCCCTGCTTGGCAGACCATCAGGCTACAACGACCTGTGGTGGACATTGAGTTGATGAACACTGTGTTCATGTATGATCGTGTGAGTGGCAGTGCCAAGCAGTATTTTGATTTCTTTGATCCTTTGCAGGGACGTGTGCTGGGTGCTGTACGACAGAACTTAAACTACATCGGTGCCGTGGATCCTGCGGCCTACAACGTGGGTCCCTTGAACAACTTTGGCCAGCGTTGGGCACAAGAACGTGTGGGCGAGATCTGGTGGAATACCACCAATACTCGTTTCATCGATCCCAACCAAGACGACATCGTGTATGCCAGCCGTCGCTGGGGACAACTATTCCCAGGCAGCACCGTGGAAGTGTATCAGTGGATCTCCAGTTCTGTGCCGCCGGCCCTGTACACTGGCACAGGCACACCCAGAGACATACAGAGTTACTCTATAACATCTTCCATCAACGAACAAGGAGTATTTGGTACCACCTACTTCTTCTGGGTCACTGGCATCCGCAACGTGGATCGTACAGCACGC